AGCTTTTCTCCAGTTACGAAGTTTGCCCTTGGATACATTGAGGCCATTGCCTTCAAGCATTATGTTTTCCCAAACCTTTCTGCCAGCAAACTTAGGGCCAATCACCTCAAAGGTAAGACTAATCATCTTGTGACCAGATGATTTAGCAGTCTTTGCCTCCCAAGTTTTAGCAACCAATTCGTAATCGCCGGCTGGCATGGGACCAATCGAGCTAGGGTCTAGCTCTTCATGATCAGTTAGATTAATTTCAAAATCAGACATTGTTTTTCTCCTATTTAGATTTTAAAGATTCTTTAAACGCAGTCATAAATGCACTCCATTCTAAGTCTAATGGGAGATTGCCCAAGTCAACTCTGGATTTTGCATCAAAGGCTGCAGCGTATTTGTGAAACAACTTTCGCTTGCCATATGACACGCCTCTAGTTGTTTCCTTAAACCCCTGTCCGCTAGTACGAGTTGATACCTCATAGTTTGCAAACAAGTTGAAGTCTACCCATTCGCGTATCATTGAAGATACCTTCTTGTGTAAACTCATTTCCCAACGATCATAGGGCTCACGCTCTGGATCATTGAAAGTTCTAATGGCCACATGAGAAAGTAAGATGACATGCATCTTTTTCTTTTGTAGTTCATCAAACATGTGTAGAAGTCTGCGATAAAGTTCAGCAGACTCTGTATAACCTTTTCCGAAACCCAAAGCTTCAATGCCTTTGACTGAATGATTTTGGCAAACCTTTTGTTGCACAAGTTTCTCAGCCCAGTCAGTGGTATCAAATACTAGGGTTCTATAATCGTGATCCTCTTCAATCAATGTTTGTACCTGTCTAACTATATCGTCATAGCTTTTACATAGAGGAAAAGAGGGAACATCAATAAAGTTTGTTCCATCTTCAGTCTTGATAAAGATTGGCTTGGGGGCCTTAGATGCAAAGGTAGACTTACCTATGCCATCGGTTCCTGATACATTAATCTTCAGTGCTGGCACTTTGATTCCAGATTCTATAGTTTTCAATAAGCTCACCTTGGTCTCCTATCGTAATGATTAACATTGATATCTTCTTGAGAACCAACATGTTCTTCCCATATATCTGTCAATGCGCTTGGCAAATACATAGTATTTATTTTTTTCATTTTGCTACAAAACTGTTCAAAACTTTCGCAACTACTAATAACAAATTCTGAATCTGACTGAACGTCTATCAAAAAATCTCCTATCCTACTCATTATTTTTCTCCTTTTAAGGGATCAATGAATTGCACATAAGGCCTTTCATTAATCTTGGTCTGTAAACCCTGTTCAACATATTCCCAAAGATTAGGGTCATCTTCTTTGCAAACTTTTACAGCTTTGGTGTCTTCAGCATACTGAACCTTAAAAGGTATCTTGTATCCATCAGCAACACACTTAGATAAATATTCTTGATCCCAGGACTTAGTAATCTTGTATTGAACTCTAAGATCAAATGGGATTAAGTTACTCATTGGAACTCTTGCAGAGCCCCCTGTATTAGAAAGTGTTTTGATGTGTTCTTGTATCTCAGGACGAGATGCAATCTCTTTATCTAACTCAGCGCTGGCTGCTTTTAATTCAGCTTGCATTGTTAGATTTTTTTTCTTAGCCTTAAGCAAAGCTTCAAGGCAAAATTCTTTAATATCTTTTTGCATTTTATTGTTTCTCCTAAAAACCTAACTACTATATTAAAGATAAATAAAACTTTGTCAAGAAATATCTGTACATTTTGTACGAGTTGAATTATCATCTCATATGACACACTTTAATGGTTCTTATCTACTCCCTAGCAGATAGGCTTCCTCCTTAAGTTAAAAAATAAAGTGTGTCACCTAAAAAGGAGAGACATGGAATTAAAAGACTACATACAAAAACGAGGCGAAGAGTCTCTGGCAAAAGAGCTGGGTGTCTCCATTGACACCATAAGGTCTTGGAGATATGGAGCTAGACAGCCCTCAGTTAATCAAGCGAAAAAACTTATTAAGCTTACTGGATATGCCCTTGATTGGGAAAACATTTATGGCAAAGTAGAGTCTTAAGATGGCCTTAGATCTAAACTTTGGTCTCGTTGGGGACGACATAATCGACAAAGAACGCAGAAATATGTTGACTTCATATTATGAAAACAACTTTCATCTTATACCTTGTGGTTCTAGGACAGATACTATTCCAGATTATTTTAAAGCAAAGCATCCCAACGAAGAAGAGGATGTATTAATAAAGCGTTGGTCTAAAACTCCAAGAGTCAAATGGTCTAACTACACAACCACTCAACCAACAATGCAAGAGATTAAGCAATGGTACTTGAAGTTTCCTAATTGCAATTGGGCTGTGGTAACAGGGATTACATTTGTGGTGCTTGATGCAGACACACAAGAAGCATGTGACTTTGTAGAGTCTGGCGAAATAACCAGGACAACTCTTAAACAGAAAACACCTCGTGGTGGATATCATTACTTCTATGCTATCAATGACAACCTAACAATTAGAAACACCACAGGTAGATTGGATATTAGAGGAGAGGGTGGCTATGTCATGGTCAGTCCTTCAAACAACTATAAGTTTGAACTTGCTAGTGGTGTTCTCATAGATTCTATGGATGACTTGCCAATGCTTAACAGCCAAGACATGAATGTCATCTATGACTTTAATAACGATGGCAAGATTACTACGGGCCATAACACACCCTTATCAACTGATGGAGTGCAATCAGGAATGCGCAACGATACCTTGGCTAGACTTGTAGGCAAGTGGATCCTCGAAGGTTGGGGCATGCGCGAAGTGATTATTAAAGCATTGGATTGGAATCAAACCAACACCCCACCCATGAGTGTGCAAGAAGTCTTGCATACAGCCAACAGTATTTGCACTGGTCATTTAAAAAGAAATCCAGATCATGTAGATGTTGGCATTCTCAAATGGAACACCAGTCAATGGCAGATACCTTTGGCAGACGAACTCAAAGAGATCATGGATCAAGAAGACCCTATCGACATACAAAAGTCTCAAGACACAGTTGATAGAGACCCACTGGGTTTAAAAACATTTAACGATCCCTTTTGGGACACAATGGACTCAAGCAGAATCGAACAGTATTGGGGTGATGCATTTGTCTTTGAGCAATCAAGAGTCTTGTTGCTAGGTAAACCTAAGATTGGTAAGTCTCATTGGCTAGGAGCTTTTGCAGCGTCTGCAACCACAGGCACAGAGTTCATGGGCAAACAATTCAGCAGGCCTTTAAAGGTTATGTGGTTACAGGCAGAGATCATTCATGAGTTCTTAAAGAAAAGAATAGAGATGTACTACCAACCTTTTCATCATGACCCAGACTTATACAACTTAGGCAAATCAAATCTAGTGGCATCGGGCAGACTGCGAAAGAACATCATGCGAGACAGCGACATGGATGCCATAGCAGAAAGCATTGAGTATCACAAACCTGACTTGGTCATGATTGACCCAATCATTAACTTCTTTAGTGGAGAAGAAAACTCTAACTCAGAAATACATGAGATGTTATCGCGTGTTGATAAGCTAATCGAATTATTTAAAGTGGCAGTTATCATTGCTCATCACACTGGTAAAGAAAGGGCAGATGATCTTTCCTTTATGTCAGCTCGTGGTGGCAGTGCATTTGCTGGATGGATGGATTCTGGTATCAAGCTGTCGGGCACGAAACCAAATGTTACTTTGTTCTATGAAGCTCGTAATGCAAGAGAACCCGATCAGCACTTGGCCTACTTCGACTTCGAGCGTGGCTTCTTTAGAATGGTGGATGCATCAGACTCGCCAGACGAGGTAGAGATTGCAAGAGTTATCGCTGGTGCTATGAGTTCATACAAGTTCTACACAAGACAAGAGCTAGAACTGCTAGCGCGTGAAGCACTCAAAGAAAAAGATTTAGCATCGGGGGAGAGAGCAGCAAGGTATGGTGTTTCACATGTACAGAAGTATCTTGGCGAGAAAGTTAAGACACATAGCATTCCTGGAAAGAACACTTGGTATTATTTAGAGGACAATCAAATGAGCAAACCTTGGCAAGACGATGGATGATTTAAACAAAATAACAGATCCGATCGAGAAAGTTTTAGATATGATGGTCAAGTATCAGCTTGCAGTAGTTGCTGACAAGAAACTTGATCTCGCTCGTTTGATTGTAAGACTGCAAAGACAATTAATAAAAACACAAGAAACAAATAAAAAATTTTATGAGCAAAGAGATTTTTTGTACAACGCACACGAAGATCTCGTGGGAGAGGTAGAGAGAGTTTATGGAGTCTAACCCTTACAAAATAGAAGGCCCAGCTCTCATTAGCTTTAGTGGTGGCAGAACATCTGGCTTTATGCTGTGGAATATAATACAAGCGCATGGTGGAACATTGCCTGATGATGTATATGTAACCTTTGCCAACACAGGCAAGGAAGCTCCAGAAACATTGGACTTTGTACATGAGATAGGACAGAAGTGGGGCGTGAAGATACATTGGTTGGAGTTGTACTTTGGTGAAGAGCGTCCTGTCTATCGAACTAAAGAAGTCACTTACGAAACAGCAAGCAGAAATGGTGAACCCTTTGAAGCTTTGTTGGATCGCAGAAAATACCTACCCAATCCTGTTACAAGATTTTGCACAAGCGAACTAAAGATAAAAGTTATGTATAGATTTATGCGAAAGCTTAGAGGACACAAAAACTGGGAAAATGTTATTGGCCTTAGATACGATGAGCCTCGAAGGGTAGCAAGCGCACTCAAACAATACGAAGTATGGACAAATGTTACGCCAATGAACGATGCAAAACACACAGTTAAAGATGTGACAGATTTTTGGGAGAAACAAAACTTTGATTTGAATCTTACAAACTTTGGTGGCAAAACTTTGGCAGGCAACTGTGATCTTTGTTTTCTTAAAGGCAAAGACACTAAGATTAAATTGCTGCAAGAGAGACCTGAGATGGCAGATTGGTGGATCAAACAAGAAAAAAAATTTGGTGATCATGCTGGTGCTACCTTTAGGAAGGATGGCCCCACTTACATTGACTTGTTAGACATTAGCAAAAAACCTGGATACAAGGAGCAAGATCTGTTCGATGAGCAGATGACTTGTTTTTGTCATGATTAAGCTAGACAAACCGGCCCTCAAAGAATCAGTGGCTGATACGTTCATGGGCACAGCTATCAATTTGCCTTTGGTGTGGTTGGTGCTGACAATCTGTTTGATGTTCACGCACAACGCATTCATCATCTCATTAGCACAAGCTGGGGTGTTAACAGTGGTAGCAATCATCAGAAGATATTGCACACGCATGTGGTTTAAGGGGAGAGAGATTAATGATTAAAATATTAGATATCTGTTCAGGGATAGGAGGATTCAGCTTGGGACTAGAAGCGACTGGTGGTTTTGACACAGTTGCTTTTTGTGAGTTCGATGACTTTTGTTGTAAAGTATTAAACAAACATTGGCCTAACGTACCCATATATAAAGATTTAAAGGAGATAGGAAATGACCCAGAAAAAATACAAGAAGAATTTGACCTTATATGCGGCGGGATTCCCTGCCAGCCGTTCAGCGTTGCGGGCCGAAAAAAAGGCAAGGAAGACAATAGACACCTCTGGCCGTACATGTTTGAAATTATTAAACAAAAAGCACCCACTTGGGTCATTGTCGAAAACGTTAATGGCTTCGTCAACGTGGCACTCGACGATGTATGCCTTGACTTGGAAACAGAAGGTTACGCCACGCAATCGTTTATTATTCCAGCTTGCGGTATCGAAGCCCCTCACAGAAGAGAC